AAGTGTTAAAGCTGAACCGCTTTGTACTGCGAAAGTACCAGAAGCATTTATATCAATTTGAGTTACATTACCACTAGCATCAAAACCAAGAGCCTTGCCAGAACGCTCCGTAGCTGTGCCTACATCGTATGTAGTTGTATCAGAATCTGTAATTGGAAAAACTAACGTGCGATCAAACACACTTTGTTGCTGTTGATTCTGTGCTACTGTTCTGTCTAGTGCTTTATTAAGTGCAGTTGGGTCAATGGTCGCACCCTCTTGTAAATCATACTGCTGTGTATATGGTACAACACGCTCGATGGTATATGTCAAACCACTTGTAGATGCACCACCTAATGTAATTGTAGCACCATTTTCTGTATTGCCACCAGAAGCAGTAACGCTGTATTGCTCTGCATTAGCAGGGCTAGCAGTTTGTGATAGTGTTGTTACAGTACCATCTGCATTCTGCCTTTTAACAACTAAATCACTAGAATCAAAATAAGGTATGTTAAACTCGAAGGTTGTTAACCCTGTTGCCACATACGATTTACTACTATTTGTTTTACTTAACGCCATACCTAACCTCGCTTCTTGTTATATTAAAGTCTTTATATAAATGTCAAGATCATTTTTAAAATTAATTAGCATACCTTGATCTTATTTGTGGTGGAGCAGACTTTCCTTTTTTATCTTTCTTTCTTACACCTGATAAATCTAATGGGTTACCTGAATCTACTGATCTGCGTACGTTATTAATAAATGTTACTGGTACACCGGCCAATGCTAATGCTTCTGTAGCATCATACCATTTAATGTCTTCTCCAGATAAAGCCTTGCCAGCAATATCAAGTCCACTACCCACACCCTCTACTATAGGAATATCGTACTCATATCCTTTTCTTTTTTGATTTGCCGCAGACCCAATAGGAGTACCAGCCGAAAGAGTTAAATCAAGTATAGCGTCTAGTACATCTTCTTCGTCTTCTGGAAATCTTCCATTATCTATTGCCCATATACCCATACCAGATATAACCATACCCATTAAACCACCAGCTAGTTTTTCTCTGGCCTCTGCACTTTTAAAGTTTTTAAAAAGTAAACGTGGATATCTAACAAAAAGAGAATTAGTATTTTTTATTAATTGGTTTGTAAATTGCAAAAACCATTTAGCACCACCTTCTCTATATATACTAGGCATCTCTTCTGTTAAACTGGTTGGCTGGGTTCTAGCGGTAGCATCTCTAGCTAGACTTATAGCCTTTTCTTTAGTCTTTCCGTCAGCCCTTGCTTTTTTATACACAGAGTACCAGCCAGCAGTTTTGACCTGTAAATCCATATACATAATAGCTTTGAAACCAAGCTCCCCACCACCATCAATTATTTTCTGATATAACTTAGGGTTGTTATTTCTAAAATCATTAAGAATATTATCTACAGTATTTTTCTTTAATACAGGGTCGTTGGCTAAAACAAATTTTTTAATTTTTCTATTAGTATTTACTTCGGCAAGAGCTGTCATTAATCTTGTAAACCCTTCCGCACCCCCACCTAGCTCTTCCATATACCTAAAATAAGACGGAATCTGTTTTAATACTGTTTTAAAATTATATGCCAAATAAGCAACAGAAATATTTTTTCTAAAAAATTTAGAAATAGTTGAGCCAGAAGCATAGCCTGATCTTGGGTTTGCAACTACATCTCTATAAGCTGTCAACTCTTCTATTACAGATTTTCCATAAGCATCAGTTATTCTTTGTTTTAAACCTGGGTCTTTAAGTATACTATCAATAGTTTTTACAACATCATATTGAGCTATATAATGCTCTTGCATATCAACCATACGTTTGTATTCGCCAATTAAATCTAAATTAACTCTAGCCCTAGATTTTTTACGCTCTATAGTAAATGGTTTTGCAACACCTCTAGTATTTTCATTGTCTTTGCCAGAAAGCATAGAATGTATATCATCAGAGCCACGCTTAAATTCAGCATCAGTTCTAAATAAAGGTGTGTAATAATCTATTTCAGCAAGTGGCTTTCCTTCGTTTCTAGCGTAAGCAGCTGCTAATCTAGGTCTGGCTTGTGCGTAGTCTGCTATAATAAATTCTGCAACTTTTTTTAGTTTTGGATTAGATGCTACATAATCTATTGCAGCTTGTAGTGCAGCTTCATCACCTTTAAAATTACCTTCTAATATAGCATCACGGCCACCCTTTTGCATTGTTTTTGCATATATACCCAGAAGCTCTGATACACTTAGTTTTTGATAACCTTTATAAAAAGAAACACGTTTGTTTAATTTACCAGATGATATTTTTAAATTTTTTAACAACGCATTTAAAGCACCTGTTCTTGATTGCACATTTCTAGTTGAGTCACTATTACCAGTTCTTCTTCTTGTTACAATAGCTTCATAAAGTTTGCCACCATATAAACCTTTAGTATTATCAAGAAGATCAGCTATATTATCTATAGTCATAAACTTTCTGCCTACAGCTTTTACCGCCTCTCTAGCCCCTTTAACTCCAGTTTTAGGTCTTTTAACTACTTCTTTTTTCTTAGGAGTTTTTACAGGTACAGTTTCATTTAAACTATCGTACACTTCTTTTCTGCCAGCAGACTCTTGTTCTTTTTTAACATCTTGCTGTCCTTTGGCTTCTACTTTTGCCTGTGTTTTTCTTGCTTTAATAATTTCTTTAATTAATTTTTGTTTAGTAACACCTTTACCGCCAGCTTTTATACCTAAACTTATAGCCTCTTGCCTTATTTGATTATATGTTGCTGTTTCCAGGTCTAGTACATCTTTAGATACTTTTCGTGGTGCTAACTCTGCATCAGTAGCACCATCGTTATAAATTTTTTCAGCTAGTTTTTCTGCCTCTACCTTAACAGGATCAGCTTCAGCTTTTTCTATAGCTTCTTTTATTTCTGCTCTAGTTACTTTTTCACCAGTTTTTCTTGGTGTTATAAATTCAAAATCACCTGCAACTGGAACCCATTTAGGTAGCTTTACTCCAGAATCAACACGCTTTGTCATAGCACCGAATACAGCATCAGCAGTAAATATTTGTATTGCTTCTGATATTAAAAATTCTTTTTCTATTTTAGATATTTCTTCTTCAGTTGCACCTTCACCTGCAACCTGCAAGGCCATTACCCTAGACCTTTCTTGTGCATCTTCCCACCTAGTTGCATAAGAAATAGCCATATTTGCTGCAACATCTTTAAATGCAGCTGTAATATCATATTTACTAAGAGAGGTAACAACAGGTGTCATTGACATACCAAACATTAATGTAGCATTTTTTAATCTTGTTTCCTGATCGCCAGTAGTTGTTAGATAAGTATAAGCACCCATAAATGTAGAACGAAGTGATGTTATTTTAAATAATTCTTTATAGTTTTTACCTTTAGCAAGAAGGCTAAGTTTTTTTCCTTTAATAAGAAAATTTGCAGCCTGCATTAATCTTGCCATAAGTAAAAAATTACCAGCTACATCTCCACTAGTTTTTAAAATTACTCTATTATAAAATGCAGCTTTATCTCCTGATGCGATTGCTTCGCTTAAACCTTCCTGTTGAATGGCCTCCATTTGTTGTGATTTTTTATTAAAATAATTATCTTCCTCGAACCCTATTAAATCTCCTAATCCACCAACTGCACCAAACAAAGCCTTTCCAAAACCAGATATTAACATTGAAAACCAATTATCTTTAAAAAAGGCTTCGTAGTTGTCACCCCAATCAGGATTACCAAAAACAGTAGTATTAACCATATCAGCAATAACTTGTCTTTCAGCCATACTATACTCTTGCAATGATGGCATATTTATTATTTGCTGTGGGTCTAAAACTTCTTGATTAAAAAATAAATCGGGATCAAACTCACCCTCTGATGTAAAATTAGCCCATTCTGGTATTTCAAATTCAGCTTCTTCTGGAGTTAATGGTTCATCAACATAACTTTCATCTATCTGCACTTCACCTTCGGGACTAATAGTTACAGAAGATTTTTCTTCGACTTCTTCTCCAGGCTCTTCATCCAAAACTACTTCTTCGCTTGCTGGTTCTTCGCTTGCTGGTTCTTCTTCTACAGAGTCTACCTCTGGTATATCTGCCTCCACAGCATCAACTTCTGGTACATCTACCTGCGGCTCTTTAATTTCTGGTGCCTCAACTTCAGACACTTCAACTTCAGGTGCTGGCTGAAAAGTTAAATCCTGCTCTGACGCTTGAGCAAGACCTTCAAAATCGCTAGGAGTAGCTAATCCATTTTGGATAGCTAATCTTTTAATATCTTCTCTGTATATTCCTTCTGGAACATTTTGAATTACTTTTCCGTTAGGAAGTCTTATGTCTCTAGTCGCCATATTAATTATCTTTTGTCTAATAAATCATTAAAATCTACTATATCGCCAGTATTAAATAAATTATATTCTTCTACAAGATTAGATATATTTGATATTCTATATTTTTTTCTTACTTTAAGCATTTCTTCTGTTGCTTTATTTCTAATCTCTGCTCTGCTTGGCATTTCATCTTGGCTAGTAACCCAGTTTTCCATAGCTTTTTCAAAATCAGTCATTGCATATTGACTTAACTCATATATTGCATCATCTTTATCTTCTGAAGACATTTCATTCCAGCTTCCTGATCCAAAAGTACCATTCCACCACTCCATAAGTTTGTTTCTATCAAACAATTCTTCATCAGCTATGCTTTCTGACAATCTTCCTGCTTGTATACCAACAACATCCTTAAAGTCTGGATGCGAAAATCTTTCTGTTACTAGTGTTTTATTGGTTGCGTAATTCATTATTTCTGAAAGAAACTTATTAGGTAAATTTGGCTCGCTAGTATATTTATTAATTATTTCTGTTATTTTATTATCATTACCACTAATCATAGCTTGTCTTATTTCTTCTTTAGCTTCACGGAGTTGAATAATAAATTTACCTTGTAATGGTATATTATTTTTTAATCTTTCTATTTCAGCAAGACCTTGTTTCTCAGGCATTGTTCCTTCATCAATAGCTGCTTTAACAGATTGCATTTGATCTAAAACATCAAGATTTTGATAATTTTCATTTAAGAAAAATTGTGTAGCCATATTATCTTGTTGTCTTTTAATAATTTGATAGGCTTCTGTTTCAAATGTTTTTAATGCTTGGTTATCTACGTCGTAATACACTTCCCCACCTGATCTTTGTTCTTCTATTTTTTTTAAAGTTTCTTCAGGTTTTGTTTTAACATCTATTGTTAATTGTCTTATTTGTGTTAAGCCAGGAAGTGTAGCAACTTTAGTTTCATAACTTCTAACGCCAGCTTCAGTTTTATAATACAACTCTTTATTGTTTTCTAATAAAGCAGCAGCTAGTTCGGGATCACCAGCATCTACCGCTTTATTAAAATCTGAATCAGCTTGTGCTTGGCCTATAGCTATAATTTTTGATTGGCCATCATAAAATGCGTTTACCCCAGCTTCTTCAGTTAAAATACTAAAGCTAACCTGTAACTCTTCATAAAGATTAGGAAACTCTTCTCGGTCTATTGTGCTTAATAAATCTACTCCTTGAGCGTTTAATTGTTGTAATAGTATATCTTTTTTTCCGCCAATAATAGATGGGTCTGTTTCAAGTTCTGATGCTCTTTTGTATTCCGTTATAGCTAAATTTAATTTATCTGTAAGCTCTTTTTTAAGGTTTCCTTTTTGTATTTTTTTTGTTTCTTTTAATATAAGTTGTCGTTCTTTTTCAGCTCTTTCACGTTTTTCTAAAACCTTTTCACCTAAAGATGTAATATTTCCAACCACACTAGCAGCTGCCTTATAATTAGCCCCAGCCGCAGCTGCCGCTAAATCAGAACTAATTTGTACACCAGTTCCTTTTTTTGAAATTCCAACTTGAGGTTGATACTTTTTAAGTGAAATAGCCATAATATTATCCTATATAAACATCGAAACAGCACTTGTTATGCCGCTCATCATAGAAGCCTTGCCTTCTGCTTTAGCAACTTGTGCCGCTAATTCTCCTTCGTATATTGCTTTATTTGCAGCATTTTCGCCACTAATAATTGCTATATCTCTATGTCTAATTTTTTCTAATAAATCTAATTGAGCTTCTTTAGCAACTTCAATATAACTTCCTAAATCTCCAGCTGTTGGCAAGCCACCCTCAACTAAGCCACCTCTACTTCCAGAACTCATACGTTGTTGTGCAAGAAACTCACGTTGAGATTTTACTAATCTGTTAGACTCGGCGGCAATTCCTTCAGCTTCTGTTTTTGCATTTTGTCTTATAATCTGAGCATTATATCTTGCCATAGCCCGTCTTGCTTTAGCTTCCTCGTCTTTAGCTTTTTTACCTAAAAAACCACCGAGTAATTTTCCTCCAGCTACTGCTGCTACTAATGGTGCTGCCATTACGCTCCCTCCGTATTAATATGTGTGGCAATACTCAATACTGTCATAGGATAGGGTAAGTCTTGTCGCACTTCTATTACTTTTTCTCTTTCATAAGTTGAAGATGTAAAGAATCGTTGTTGTCCAGTTTTTAGTTCTAATTCTTTACCCATTGAATCTTGTGTGTCTAATACAGAGTATGTAGTTAGTTGTTTTCCTTGTTCTCCTACTGATGCACCTTTAGTTTTAAAAAAACGAACAACCATTTGTGCAACGGCTTTAACTCTGCTTTGAGATAACTTTTGATATAATGGAGGTTCTATAGGCATTGGTCTTAACGTAGAGGTGTATGGCAGTCCCACCACAACACTTTCGCCATAATCATCTACACTAACAACGCCACCACTAACCACTTGAGTTCCAACAAAGCTGCCATCAACTACTACCTGAACCTCTTTATCTTCGAGATGGCTTAAACCGCTAACAGTATTTCCTACAATTTTTACAGTTGTGTTGGCACTTGCTACTCCGTCTGAAAAATCTGAAGGCTCATAAGCTGTACTGCTATCGGAAATATTTATATAAGTTGCTTCCCACGGATATGTAGTAGTAGCTGTAGACTTTTGTGTTAAAGTACCACTACCATATATGCCCCACTTTAATGTTCCGCTATCGTCAAATATTTTAAACTCAAGTGGAGCATCATCTAATGCGTACCGAGTAGATGGGTCGTTAATACTTCCATCACCACTTCTTAATAAAAGTGTATTTGATCCCAATACAAAACTTGTAAGAGACAGCTTATTATCGGTATCGATAGATTTTAAATTAAAGTTATTAGCATCTACCCGATGAACTTTGTATCTTTTTCCGTTATATTCTTCTTCAAGGTATGTGGAAGATGAACCAAAAGTATAATCATTTAACTCAACAAAATCGTCTGTATTATATCCGTGGTCTGTTAAATTAAAGTTAATGTAATCAGTAGCAACTGGATTAGTTGCATTTACAGTTTTTAATCCAGAGCTTTTAAATTCTCTGCCTGAGTCAACATACCAATTAAGGTCTTTACGCAAACGAAACTTTTCAATGCAATATTTATCTGTAACTGCTGCTGTTAAATCTTTTATTGAAATACTTGATATAGTAACATCGCACTGTTCTCTGTATTTATTTCTAAACTGAACTGAACTGTTTAATGCTGTAAATTTAACTGTATGAGTTCCTTCTTCACTAGGTACATCTAGCATACCATTATCGGTTAGTACGGCTATGCTACCTACATCTCTGGATGATATAGTATATGTTAATTCATATTCATTACCCGCAGTTAAAGCATTAAGTCGTCTTATTCCCTGACGGCTATCATCCGTACACAAAATTCTAACTGATCCTGTTGTAACAGTAGACTGCGGAACATCACCATCATCCCAAGCTACTGGAACCCATCCATCTGCATTATTAGTAAAGTTACCATTAACATTAAGAACTGTAGCTGAACTACGATTTACACAAGCCCACACAACATCTTCACCAGAATCGTGAATAGCTGATGCACTATAAAACTTACCATCTGTATTTATTCTTGACCAACCACGAACTTGTTGACCACGCTCGTATGTCATAGCACAAGCATCACCATTTTCTTTTATACACCATATAACTTGATTGGGTTCTTTTTGAACAAACATTTCTACAATGCCTGAGTCCGTAACATCTTCGCTAAGTAAGTTTAAATCATTACCAACAAATGTATCTTGCCCCTGATCGAATACTAATTCACGAAGTTTTAATCCGTCACGCTGAACATATACGACAACATCGTTTGCAATTTCAGCTTGTAGTGCAGCAGAGCCGTATGCGTTTTCAACTAAAGTTGTAATATTGTTTTGAGTAATAAGTGAATCTTTGTCGGCAGAACGAATTGATACTGCTGTACCTGCTGTGCCTAAGAAAAGATAACGCTTACCCTCTAGCCACTTGGGTTCTTCGGGGGAGTCGATGGTACGTTTAATTGCATCGGTAGATAATGTTCCGCTAAGAAAGTTATATATTTCTCCAAACACAGAGCCAAACAAATCAGCAGGTTCGTCTTTAGAGCCAGCCAACCATAGTCTGTTTTCAAAAAACTCTGATGCAGGACTAAACCCACGATAATCAGAAAAAGCCCCTTCGGCCCAATGTATAGTTGATGTTGGAGGAGTTGTTCCCATTTGTAATCTTGATAAAACTGTAGCAGTTGCTGTGTTAACAAGAGTGCCGTGAGTTGTGCTTACATCTGTAATCTTTACAAGACCCTTGTGATAAATACTATCTGCCTCTAAACTAAATTTAAAATCTTGAGAACCAGAACCCAATACCCATTTAACTCTTAAACGAGTCATAGCACCCTCTGGAACCTGAGAAGCGTATTTAAAGTTTCTTGCAACACCAGTAGATGTATCACCTATAACAACATAATCTACCCAGGTGCCAGCACCAGTTTCTAAGTTTCTTTGTATAACAACAGAGCCATTCCAGGTGCCATCAGTTTCAAAAGACCAGTTTGTAAAACTTGCATCTAATGCAGAACTATTGCTGTCACTATTAGGACTTGTTATTGTACTCGATATTTCTTTTGCATCTGCTGCACGAAGATGATCTATAGCCCAAAAAGACCCTTCGTGATGAAGGTCAAATATATTATCGCTTGCAGTTAATGTAGTAGTTCCTACTGAGTTATTTGGTGTAATAGTTGTGCTAGTTATATTTTTTTCCATTAATGGTGGGTAAACATAACTAATATCTTCAATAGTAAATTCTGGAGCAATAGTAGTTCTTTTTAATATTTTAGTTTCTTTTGTTGGACAAGTCAGCACTAATGTATCGTAACGTCTATTAAACTGTACTGTACGAAGCTCTGCTACTGTGTAGTCAATGTTATCTGTTTCGGTTACATTAACAACTTGGTCTGCACCATTATCGTCTGTGTAGTGTACTTTAGCGTAGTCCGTACCAAGTTCAATTACATAAAACACATCGCTAGAAAAATCAAACTCAATCATACGAGCTGGGTTAGCACCATCTGGTGTGTCGCCAGAACCAGCTAACTGCACAAACTCTGTGCCTGCTCTACGCTCTACACCGCCCTGTGGTAATACAAAAAAATTGTCGAGATCACGACAACCAGTCTTGTAAACTTCTAGGTCGTTACGACCATCCATTTTGCGTGACACTTCGCCAGCATTAAAAGCCTGTGTGTAATTAATAGCCATTATATAATTGGTTGCTCGTTATAACGTGATAAAATAAAGTCGCTTTCTTCCATATCCCAGTATTTGTTTTCTAATGTATCAACGCTACGGGCAGCAGGAAGTATTACCTGTTCGTATTCTTGTATCAAATTATTTTGCATTACTTGGTCTAGTTGCATTGGAACTGCTAGTTTAATAGCAAGATTTTGTATTACTGCTCTTGTTAAAAATGCGTCTAGCTCGCTTACATCCTCTGGCTTGCTTACATAGCATAAATAAACAGCTTCGTAGTCACAGAGTATTGTACGCCCCTCTACGACCCATTGTGTGCGGTCATCGTAGGCATCGGCCTTGTCATACACGTTCATTACACGAATACAGTCGTTGGGTAGTTGGTACTTGTATTTAAATTTAAAAGCAGGAGTTTCGGCTAGCCGAGAAAGCTGTAAACGTTTTAACGCACTGTTCCACTTGTATGTGCGTAGTGTTTCTTCTAGTGCCTGGTCAAACAAAATGCCGCAAAGTTTTGCACTTTGAACGACAGCTTCGGAATCAGTTTGATTAATGTCAAGAGAGGCAATGGTATCTGCTCCAATCTTGAGGAGAGCGTGATTACATATTTCTACTTTAGATAAACCCATAGTACCTCCAAAAAAATAAAATGGGGGGCTTACTCTAGCCGAGAAGGAAAGCTAGATGCCCCCAAGTTTAATTATGCTTCAGAAACTTGAATCTGAACAACTTTTTCTTCTTCCATACGAACAGCTCCGCAACGCATTGCAGAGTAAGCGTACCAGTTGAAGCGTTTGTCAGCACGTTTCGCAATGTCAGTTTCGATGCCCATTCCTACAGCAGAACGGATACCA